CCTGATAACATCGCCGCTCTCCATCAGCCCCGTATCCTCATCAAAAACCAGGATCCGGATCACCCGCGTAAGGCGTCCGGGTTCAAAGCCCTCGGCCTTTTCATCAAATTCAGTAAATACAGCCTGGAACTCATGGCCCTGGTGCTCGAACAGTTCAGACAGTTCAGGAATCGTCATGCTGCTCTCAGTCAGGTTACTGAGCGCAGTTTTGCGCTCAGTTAATGATTTTCAATGGTTGGCGCTGTATTTGCGTCCCACCTCAAGCAACAGTCACAAGCGCTGCTGTGTTGGGATCATAGGTAACGAAGAGCGGCGCTGACTGAAGCAGCACGATCCTTTGGCTTGGATCCTCGATCTCCCAGCTCTTCACAAATACCCGCTGGGCAACCAGTCTCGCCTTAAGATCCCGAATGGCCCCGTAATGCCGAACGCCCTGGATGTTGTCACAGGTGAAGAGCACCTCCTTCGGAGCGATGTCGTAGTTTTTCTGATCGGTCTTTCCTTCATGCACCCAGATCTCGGTATTGCCAAAGTTCCCTCGGTATAGAAGATTTTCAAAGGATGAGTCCTGGGGCGTGAGCTTAAGGCCAATATCGGCAACAAGGCGCATGTAATCAGGAAGGAGCTTCTGGACTTCCTTATTGGCCCGAAACATATCGAAGGCTTCAATGCCCATGATCACCTTGCGGGGACGCGACTGGTTCAGGTTTTTCGACGCCATCTCGCGCTGGAGACTTTCAAAGAACGTGGTCATGGCAAAATCAGGATTGGACCAGCCCTTGTCACCGGTGAGCTTTTTAGTGAGGCCTGGATCCCTTTTGAAGTCGATAACTGTATCAAACCCTTCGCCTTTGATCGTAAGCTTTCCGGTTTTTACGACCTCAAGAGCCATCAGCTCCTCGCGCACACGGAGCCGCTCGTAAAGCCGCGTTGTCTTTTGAATGAGTCTCAATTCTGCACGCTGCATCGGGGTGTATTCGCCGCCAAAATCCTCACCGGGAAGGCGATCGTTGCCATCCTCGGATGTGATTCCGGTTTTTTCCTTGATGTAGGCCGGCTTGTAGGATTTGGTCGAGTAGCCTTCATCCCTGAACATCGGTGCTTCGAGGAGTGGATGCACGAAAGGGGCGGCACCGATGCGATTATCCTGATTTTCGTCGAAATAGATTTCCTCCTTGTCCGACTGAATCTCCACAGGGAAGAAATGGTCGCGGAAGTATCTCACTTTTGGAACCAGCCGCGTGATAAGGCGGTTCAAATAATACGTGCTGTAAATCGGCAGCGTCATGGATCAATCCTCGCCGTTTTCGAGATAGATGTTATGCGTTTCAAGATCATCCTCCACCGATTCCAGCGTGTGGCCCTTGCCTACCGTGAGGTCAAGACGCAGGAAGGCTCCCGTTCGGAAGACCGGAGCAAAGCGGTCGCCGGCTGTAGCATCAATGTCGATCTGAAGAATGCAGCGTGCCTTCTCACTGCCATCGGAAATGGTCGTGGTCCCATCCTCGGCAGTCTTCGAGCAAAGGACATGCTTGCCGCTGGCAGTCTTTCTGCCGAGGACTGATCCCTTTTTCAGAACCTGACCCTCCTCGATCGTTACTGACCCTCGGTAGGCGGGAAAATTGCCCCGATTAAGAAACCTCGGCTCGTATCTTGATACCTCGCGAAAATGCGGCTCGTAGATCATGTCAGCCCTCCCATGATTCCCATTTTTCTTGCCAGGAGAATGGCTGCATCCTGCTGGGCGGCCAGCTCAGACGTGGAATCAGCGGACGGAATGGGGGGTACGTCGAGCTCCTGAAAGTGAGCATCAAACTCCTTTTTTGGATCAGCTTTGGGCTTTGGCGGGTTTCTTTTGATTGCCTGGAGGATCTCCACAGCCGCCTCCTGACAGCTGAGATTTCGCTCGATAAGGTCCTCCATAAGGTCCTCAGAAACCTGTCCTTCGGCAAGCGACCGGATGCCAGCAACGCGCTTTTGTTCTGCCTCGAATCTTGCAAGCGTCCTCGACGCTCCGATGTTAATAAAATGCTCGGCAATGGCCGGATGATTTGCGGCAATATATTCCGCTGTGATGCTTTCCGTTGTCATTCCTTGGGCTCCATAATTGGCAATGACGCTTTCAAGTGTCGTAATTTCGTCGATTAGACCGCGCTTCTGTGCTTCCGCTCCCACGAAGACCGACCCCTGACCGAATTCTTCGAGGACCGTTTCGCGGCCGACGCCCCGGTTGCGGGCGACTTTTAAGATGAAGACTTCAGCGAGGCCATCAATGACAGCCTGCACATCGCGCGCACCTTCCTCGGTTGCAGGATCACGGTTTTTGTTGGGGCTCTGACTGGAAACAAAGCGGATCTCCTTTTCGTTTTTTTCTGACCTGATTGCGGATTGAACGCCAATGCTGCCGATAATCGCCGAATCGGAGGCGAAGACGCGGTCACAGGCGCTGGCGATCCAGTACGCTGCGGATGCTCCAGTACCGCCGATATAGGCTGCAATTGGCTTTTGGCCGCGGGCCTCAAAGATGTGATCCGCCAGCTCCGAGCAGCCGTTGGCCTCGCCGCCAGGGCTGTCGATGTCAAGGATGATGCTTTTAACCTGATCGGAGGCCAGCACCTGGTGAAAGTCGCGGAGCACCGATTCATAGCTGGTCGCGCCGCAGTGTTCGGTCATGAGGTTGGCTCGTTTAAATAGAGGACCACGGACCGGGATGACTCCCACCCCGCTCCGGATGTTGACTTTCTCGGTGGGCTTAAGTCTTTGCCCGCCGATTTTTTCAAGAGTATTGATATCACTGTGTCGTTCCACAACCGATAGCATGAGACGTAAAGCCTCCTCGGTCATGGCCCATTGTGAATTTAGAATTTGATTGAGTGCAAAGGACACAATTGACCCCCAGATCAAGCTGGTGTCTACATTAACGCTGAAACACTTGCTGAGTGAATATTTCAGGTGTCCGCTGGGATGCGGACAGTTATGCTTTATTTTTCCTTGACTGCTTTACAGTAAGTGGCCCATGATCGTCGGCTAGTATCAGCTGAGGTGACGGGGGAGAAGAGTTCCGGCAAGATTGAAGTCAAGCCGTAGTTTATGAGGGGTTTACTCTACTTAATTCTTTAAAATCTTCTTTTGACATATGTTTAACACTTGGCAAAGTATTCTTGTATGAACCGACAATTGTAGAAGGCGCAGCAGGCGCAGCTGCACTGACGTTTTCAACCTCTTCTTCAACATAGCAAGATAACCAAGAGAATATTGAGCGAAGTTCATCAAATGTAAAAGTCCAAAGCCCAACTTTGCCGTCATATTTAGCTTTTAAATACAACTCCATTTCGGCGATGAAATTATCCAGATGTACCCCATCGCGATCTATATCTTCCTTACAACGAAGGTATATAACACTTTCACGCTTGAATAAAAAATATACTCTTTCCAATTCAAGCCTGAAAAACGTTCTAAACTGAGATGTATTCCACATATCATGGTCGAGTATATCTATACACAGATTGACCCTAATAATATCACGCTTCTGTTTGTCATCCTTTCCCGTGGTTATCAAGTCTTTATAGACGCCGCAACAGTATTGCCACACACGACCAAAGATCTGGTCAATGTTCCAGAAGGCTGTAACATTTATCCCAAGAAAGGCTACAATAAATGCACCAACTGCACCGATATTACCTCTAATAAAGAGGAATTCATCTATCGCTTTTTCGCATTCTTCAAGTACTGCTATTTTTTCTCTTTGAAACCATGCGAACATAAACAGAGCAGTAATTAACGAGAGCGGCATAATCTTCAAAGTTGCCATAGATGCTCTCGATAGCTTTGAATTCACGTTAGCAAAGTAATGCTTTCCTTTCAAATAGAGTCCACGTTCTGGTAAAAAATGCTTTCTAATATCTTCGCAATAAAACAGAAGTGGATTTAATATCAGCGATAAGTAGCCTGTACTAAGAAGCGCTATCGCAAAGGCTTCCATAATAAAATTATTGAGACTAAAAGACCAAATAAAAATGCCAGAAAAGAGAATTACGTAAGGAATAAACATTAGCCATTTCGCCTTTAGACGCTCCATAACAGTCATTCCCCCTACCGATTTAGCCTTCAATATTTATGATTATGATATCATATATTGGCAAGTGGTCAGGATTCCTTTTAGCACCTAACAGATCGTCCTGGACCCTATGATGTGACCAGCCATTTTCAATCATCAGGTGCGAGTGATGAAACAGGAATGTTAGGTTGGGGCAGGTGCTAGCAGTTGATGAAGACATTTACGCTTTCTCAAAGGCTCGTTTTTCAGCTTCATTGTCACGCACATGCTTGTCGAAGTCTCGCCCCTGGCTTTCAACTATCGAGCGGCGTGTTCGCAGCCCGGAGTTGACCTCAACCTCATTCGCCTTTGCATCTTTGAGGGGATCAATTGAGCCCATCTCGGTTCCGGCCCACTGGGTCGAAAGCCAAGCATGCCGCTTCAGTGGATCATCAAACCCTGGCGCATCAATGAGTCCTCTCTCTATCGCGTCGGATATCACCCATTCCCAGGCAGGCTGACAGAACTCGGCCACAAGCCATGATCGCCAGACCTTGAAGGACTTCCAGGCTTCCAGGATTGCAGCCCGTGCTGCACTATAAGATGAGCTATAGTGCTGGGTAAGCACTTCGTAGGGAAGGCCGAGGCCAATCCCAATCTGTTTGATGACAGCTTGAACAAAAGGATCAAAGTTACTGTTTGGCCTCCCGGGAGCGCCGTTGTCGACTTTCTCGCCTGGGAGAAGGTCCACCATGAGGCCACCCGGTCCAAACTTCTGAAACTTCCGCTCCTTTGGCTTTTCCTCCACCTGGCGTGCAAGATGCGCGTTTGCCCGATCGCCGAAGACCGAGCCCGTTTCTGATGTCACATAGATCGCGAAAAAGGCGTTAACCACTGCAGCCCTGATCTCGGCCTCGGTGTAATCGGAGACCTCCTTGAACTTCCTGATCACCGGCGCCAGAAGCGGCTCGCCACGGCTTTGTTCGGGAAGACGCTTGGAAAATATATGGAGGACGGTCGGCGAGCCGGAATTATCAAAGCGCGGCACACGCACGGTTTCCGATCCAAGGAAATGATCGGCTCCGGTCTTCGCAACGTGATAGGCCACCGGCATGCCTGTGCTGTCCAGCTCCACCCCTTCCCTGATATCAGTTCCTGGACTTTTAAAAACAGCCGGGTTTTGAAGCCGCGCCCCTTCGATCAGTTGCAGGCAGATAGGAAGGATCCCATGCGGGCGCTCCCTGTGACGACGGATGACGAGGCAGTCCCCATCGAGCAGTGCCGCGCGCAGAACCTGGGCCTGGATGGTCTGAAAGTTGGCCTTTCCATGAAAGTCGGCCGTGTCCTTTCTCATGTGAAGCTCAAACACCCGCTCGGCCTTTCGTTCGAACTCCCTGGCCTTTGCCTCAGAAATCCCGAGCAGCTCATGATCGATCCTGGCCTGCGGCCTTAGGCCATCCGCCACGACATTGGTCACGTAGTTTTCAATGGGGCCACGCGCGAGGCTTTCATTGCGATCGAGATCCCGCGATTGATTGCGAAGAGCGGATAGAGAAGGAAGAAGCGCTTCATCGGCATTTGAGGATGAGGGGTTCCAATCCGGAATGCTGGCACCGGATGCTGTTCTATATGGCTCATCGACCAGCGGGGTTTCAAAATAAATCCCCTGGCTGAGGATTCCTTTCAATTTCGACCAGAGCGAGGCTCCATCCCTATTGAACATGATAAACGCTCCCGCCGTCCCGCCTTCTAATTGCCATCCTCAGCTTCGCCTCCCGATCGTAAAGATCCCTTAGCTTTGCCCGGACAACCCGGCGCCGGTTTTCGTTCACGTCTATGTCAATCTCCTGGCCGCCCGCTTCAATGGCAGCTATGGCCTTCAGCACTGATGCCAGCTGCTCCTCAAGTGTCATACACTGCCCTCCCGCCTGATCCCGTCCAGGTGATCACAGATGGCGTCAATGTCCTGATGCATGAACTCTCGCGCTGCGTCCGCATAGCGGATACAGTCATGCGCGTGGTCGTCCATGCCAGCCACCGTCATGTAGGTGAGCTGATCCTTGCCATCGCGCCGAACCCACTTGGCCTTGGGCGTGGTCAGTTCTTTGAAAAAGGCATCGTCGAGCCCTGGCCTGAAGTGGATCAGGCCGGGACCGGCATATTCTATGGCAACTGCGCGCCTCTGGGCGGCTTTGATCTCCTCAAGTTTTCTTACAGACCTCGCAAGTGACGAGAAAAGACGGCCGTGGGTGGCGAGCTTTCCAACCGGAAAGAGGAATATGTCAGCCTCTTTTTTATATGTGGCGGCTGCAATGATCGGTGCCGAGCGGTTGCTGGAACCTTTGACCGCCAGAATAAACTCATGTTCCCGGCCCCGACAGAAATCATAGACGGCGCCCGTGTTATGACCACCCGTGTCGATACAGGTGGCGGCGATTCTAAGGGTGGTTCCGTGGTGGTGCTGGAATTCCTGCTGAAGCAGACAGTAGACTTCCAGCCAAGTAGCCTCATGATTGGAATCCCGCTGGAGCCTCTGGTGATCGATGACCCACCTTTCGCCCATACGCCCCCAGCCCATGATCACGATATCCACATGATCCGGATGGGTATCGACGCCCGCCGTGATGTAACCGATACCTCTTGGTAGGCGATCCTTCGGCCATGAATGGTCGATGCAGTTTTTGAGATCACCTGGATCCAGCGGCTTGATTGCCGAATCCTCGTAAGGAAGACCGAGGCAGTTGTTGTAGTAAACTTTCTTCTCTTCAGGATTATCGACCCCTTTAAGCAACTGTTCCCGCGTGCTTCGCCACGACCACATGCCGGGCGGCGAGTAAAGTGCTGGCAGATGATAGCCACGGCAATTGGAAGTTTTAGATTTTGCGGTGGGCCGCCATTCGCCGAGCTTCAGCATTTCGGTCTTGTCCTGCTCATGGTGGGCATGACGGCACTTCTCACAGCGGAAAACCGGCAGCTCCATGGAAAAATCCATTCCTGCTTCCGTAATGAGCTGCATGTGCCCGCAGCCAAGGCAGGGAACGAAGTATTTCCTCTGGTCTGTGGTCAGGTATTCGGCCTCGATCCGGCACTGGCCGGCAATGGATGGGGTCGAGACATAGAATAGCTTCTTTCGGCCTTCGTATGCCGACGTCCGTAAGCGCCGCATAAACCAGCGTATGGACCTCATTCCAACCTGATCGTATCCTGCCTCATCACCCGCAGCTGGTGATCACGAATCAGTTTAATTTTGAATCGTTCGTTTGCGCACTTGGTAAAGAT